GGTTTCGTTTCTTCAATCGTCATTGGTTTTGGTTTCGTCTTTTCAACCATTAATGAATTTAAAAAACTTAAAGACTTATCAAATTCTGACTCAAACTCATCTTTACCTACAGTCAACGTAATCGGTGAGATATGGTTATGCTGTCGTTCCTTGATTTTTTTTAAAAATTCTTTACGAAGTGTTCGGTTTATGTTTTTTTGACGAGGTTTCTTAGGTGCCTTTTTTTTCAAGGTTGAATCTACTAAAGTATCTGTTATTTGTATTTTTTTTATACTCATAATTATAATAAATATATATATTCAATACATATAACTAATTTATATGTATAGTATGCCGATAACCGCTTGTAATATGATTAGATGTGTAGTCTCTTGTATTATAATTATGAAATGTTCCATCGTCGTTACTAAAAATAATACATTTTATACCATATAGCTTTATAACCTTTAAACATTGCATACACGGACCAGATGAGCGTAAACCACTAGAAGACATTCTTACTACGTACAATATATATTTTGTGTTTTTAGATTTAGCCTTGAACTACTTTATGATGATTTCGTAAACAATCACGAATTGCCGCAATTTCTGCATGACAGGTTAAACAATCGTGTAATAACTTATCATGAGAAAAGGTTCTGTAATTATTAAACCCTTTGCCAATTATTTTTCCACCTGCAAGTATTACGCATCCATGTTTATGACTACAAGGTGAACTCATGGCTTGTTCAATTGCAATGTTAATGCAAGTCATATGCCTTTGTGTAAGTACAAGTGTATTGGTCATATACGAATAAACTTGTATAATCCTTTGGGTTTAAGTTTAAACCGATAATCATTTAAAGATAAATTGAAATGAAATAAATATTCATGATGCAATCACATATAATGTCGGACAAGTCTGTATCAAACGATGGGAATGCCTATATTGAAGAACCTTGGGAAATCATTCGTTCTTATTTTGATGGAAAGCATTTGGACCAACTTGTAAGGCATCAGATTGAGTCATATAACCATTTTGTAACCCAACAAATGAAACAAACGATATCCATGTTCAATCCAATTCATGTCAAGTCAGATAAATCATTTGACCCAGAAAGTGGAAAATATAAACTGGAAATATTTGTTTCATTTGAAAATTTTAATCTATTTAGACCTCAATTTCATGAAAATACCGGGGCAGTTAGGTTAATGTTTCCACATGAAGCCAGACTTCGTAATTTTACATATGCATCTAACATGGTTATAGACATGACTGTAAAATACGTTATACGAAGTGGTGTTCAACTTAATTCAGAAGAAACAATGTATAAAACATTTTCAAAGATTCAATTAGGTAAATTACCTGTAATGTTAAAGTCATGTTTATGTGTATTACAACAATATGCACATGTTCCAAGCTCAGTGATTGGAGAATGTAGTTTAGATGCAGGTGGTTATTTTATTATTAATGGTTCTGAAAAAACGGTGATTGGACAAGAACGAGCCGCCGAAAATATCATTCAATGTTTTAATACTGAGAAAAACAATACAAAATGGGGTTGGACTGCAGAAATCAAATCCGTTCCAGATAATAAATGTGTTTCGCCTAAACAAAATAATATTTATATCGTAACCAAAAACAATGGGTTTGGACATGCTATATACGTTCAAATTCCAAGAATAAAACAACCTATTCCGTTATTCATATTATTTCGTGCATTAGGGATTGTATCTGACAAAGATATTTGCCAAAAGATTTTATTAAATGTAGAAAATCCAGATTGCAATAATTCTGTACAATTGTTGACTGCATTACATGCCTCTGTCGTAGATGCAAATGAGTATATGACAAAAACAGATGCATTGCAATATATAACGTCAAATGTAATGTACAATACAGTATATACGGATAAAGATGCGTCTCATAAAAAGAAATTGGATTATACAATAGAGGTTTTGAATACAGATTTATTTCCACATTGTAATACACTTCTACATAAAATATACTTTCTGGGATATATGACTAACAAACTACTTAGAACCAGTTTTGGGTTGGAACCCATTGGTGATCGTGATTCCTACTTGAATAAACGAATTGATTTAGTTGGAATATTATTAAACAATTTATTTCGTAATTATTTTAATAAATTAGTCAAGGATATGCAAAAACAAATTGTTCGCGAAATTAATAACGGTTCCTGGAAATCAACCTTTGATTATAAATCCATTATAAATATGACCAATATTTATAAAATTGTAAAATCAACTACCATTGAAAACGGTATCAAACGCGCATTGTCTACTGGAGATTTCGGTATTAAACAAACGAACAGTAATAAGGTAGGAGTCGCACAAGTGTTAAATCGTCTTACCTATATTGGTAGTCTTAGTCATTTGCGACGTGTAAATACACCCATTGATAAAAGTGGTCGTCTGATTCCCCCAAGAAAATTACATAATACTTCTTGGGGGTATTTATGTCCGGCCGAAACTCCTGAAGGACATAGTGTTGGAGTTGTAAAAAATTTAAGTTACCTTACTCATATTACTATACCTTCCAATTCAGATGCATTGAATGAATATATAGTTCCGTTTGTTACACCGTTTGAACTTTTAAACAAGGAAGATTGGACGGGTGTAAAAGTATTCATCAATGGGAGATGGTTAGGAAACACGATGAATGCTATGGAACTTTATAAGTCATTAAAGGAAAAAAAATACAAGGGTATTCTCAATATTTATACGTCCATTGTATTTGACATACCGCGAAAAGAAATACGAGTATGTAATGACGCAGGACGACTCATACGTCCTCTTTTACGTGTAAAAGATAATAAAATACATGTTACTCAATCCATTATGGATGGACTTGTTGATAAAACGATATCTTGGGATGATTTATTAACCGACATGAACTTAGAACAATCCGTAATAGAATACATTGACCCAGCAGAACAAAACGCTAGTTTGATTGCGATGAAACCAACACAATTATTACAATACGATGATTACAAAGTGTATAATTATACGCATTGTGAAATCCATCCAAGTACCATTTTTGGTATCCTTGCTTCTTGTATTCCATTTCCTGAACATAACCAATCTCCACGTAATACGTATCAATGTGCTATGGGTAAACAAGCCATGGGTGTGTATGTTACGAATTATGATAAACGTATGGATAAAACCGCCTATGTATTATCCTATCCAATGCGACCACTTGTAGATACTCGTATCATGAATTTGATTAAATTAAACCGTTTACCTTCTGGTTGTCAAGTCATCGTTGCGATTATCAGTCATACTGGATATAATCAAGAAGACTCTATATTGTTCAACGAAGGGTCCATAAAACGAGGATTGTTTCAAACCACCATTTTCACAACTATCAAAGAAGAAGATAAAAAGGTTCAAGGAGATGAAGAAATTAGAGGCAAACATGACTCGTCTAAAACCAAAGGAATGAAATTTGCCAATTACGATAAAGTCAATGAACAAGGGGTCATTCCAGACAATACACTCGTATTGAATAGAGATATTATCATATCTAAAATGTCTCCTATTCGTGAAGCACGGAACGACCATACTAAACATATCAAATATGAGGATAGAAGTGTCATGTATAGGACCACGGAAGAAAGTTATGTGGATAAAAGTGTCATTGATAGAAATGGGGATGGATACACGTTTTGTAAAGTTAGAATGCGTACAGTGAGACAGCCTATCATTGGAGATAAATTTAGTTCTAGACACGGTCAAAAAGGAACAATTGGTAATATTATACCCGAATGTGATATGCCATTTACATCCAAGGGTCTAGTACCAGACATTATCATTAATCCGCATGCGATTCCTAGTCGTATGACGATTGCACAATTAAAAGAAACCCTTTTAGGAAAAGTATTATTAGAATTGGGATTATTTGGAGATGGAACGAGTTTTGGGGATTTAGATGTAAAAGATATTTGTAAGCACTTACAACAAGCAGGGTATGAATCCAACGGAAATCAGCGAATGTACAATGGTCTTACCGGAGAATTATTTGAAACCAGTATTTTCATTGGTCCTGTATTTTATCAACGATTAAAACACATGGTAAAAGATAAAATGCATAGTCGTAGTTTTGGACCAAAAGTTACTTTAACCCGTCAACCTGCAGAAGGACGACGACGTGACGGAGGTCATCGTTTTGGTGAAATGGAAAGAGATTGTATGTGTTCGCATGGTGCAAGTAGTTTTACAAGGGACCGTATGATGTTTGCGTCAGATGCATTTGGTACGCATGTATGCAGAAAATGTGGTACCATTGCTGCCTACAATGACAAGAAGCATATTCATTTATGCAAGCAATGTGATAATCGTACCGATTTTGCATTTATTCAACTTCCATATGCTTGTAAATTATTGTTCCAAGAATTAATCACAATGAATATTGCGCCTCGCATTATGACATTATAAACATATTTATTACCTAATACTATAATATGGATAAAGGTGGTGGAAGAAAAGGGGTTCAACCTGCTTTATTAGGAGGTGGTGCAAATTCAAATAGCGGTTCTGGTATGATTGGCGGTAGTGAAAGAAGTCAAGACCGTCTTACATTGCGCGAAGCATGGGGACACTATGGGTTTTTAGTAAGATTGAATATTCTGGATAAGACATACCGAAGCGGTTTAACCCCTTTTCGTCAAGCGATGAATGCAGGTGACATGAAACAAGCCTCTCCAAATTATAGTGGTGTTGGACCAGATAAACGCTTACCTCAAATCAATCAAGTCAATGGTATAGGACCTTCTAAATTATTTGCAAATGGTGGTAGTATTCAAACGGGAACTGCCGCTTATAGTGGTAATCCACATTATGTTTACGACTCGTCCGATTATATTCGTTATAAACGACTTAAATCTGTTTTAAATACTTATAACGACGAAAGTTTTGGAGGTTCTAACAACGGATCATATACATTTTTAATGAACGTTCGTTAACTAATTTTTCTAATCTTATATATATGATACAAAAAGTATTAATGGAATATATAGGTACATTATTTTTTCTTTATGTAATTATAGCTACCTCTGGAAATGCAATTGCCATTGCGGCTGCGTTGGCAATTGCAATTTTGATAGGTGGTCCAATCTCGGGTGCAAATTATAATCCAGCTGTAACCATTATGATGGCATATGCTAAAAAGATGCCAATGTCACAAGTGGCTCCCTATATCATTGCACAAGTTGCAGGAGGTATTACAGCTTTTGAAATATGGAAAAGAATAAAAATGTAATACAAACTAAGGCTGTTAGATAATATCTATGAATAACTTATATGCAAGAAGTATATAAGTTGTGTCATTTAAAGAATAATTATATTACAAAGATACTAGTATTTATAGGTATACAAGATGTAGACCTGAACGAGTTATATAGTAAAGACCCATCCCATGAAACATTTAACGGTATATTTACAGAACAAGAACGGATAGATTATAAAGAGGTCGATATAAAATTTGTAGATATTCGGATACATTTAGACGATACTATAGAGACGATTAAAAAAAAATATATATTGTCTTATCCAGAAGTTAAATCCACCTACTATGGTTTATATTTATTTGCAAAAACAAAGAGTCCATTGTCTACTGTATCTGTATATCGTTCACTCGTACAAAATGTTCAATCTACCATTGAACGTAAACGTTTGATACAATTTTTATTAAATATAGATGAATTTGACGTACAATCATTAACCTATAAAGAAGAATATGATTATGAAGATTTATTGTCGTTGAATTTTTCATCAAGAGAGACATGGCTAACCACAACTCCAGTAGGACAGACTTTGCATGCATCGGAAGGTACATATCCATATACGTATAACCCTTTTAACGTCATTGAATTAGAGACATTTTTAGTACAACACTCAAACGAACTATTGACAACGACGAATCAAAGATTGTTGATGCATACTGCAAATGTATACAACCGTACCTTATATGTATGTCACGTAGAAGATGTCTTAGATTATGCAACCACCCATTCTATAGAAGCCACTCCCATTATTTCTATATACTATCCGTATTTAAGGGATAAAGGGATATTGTCCCTACAGTCATATCAGTCCAACCTAGAAGAAATGAGATTAGAAACACAAACCATGATACACGACCGTATATGGCTTCATAATATAGAGACGATTGATTTATTATCTCAAATTAGTACTTCATATTCAGGCGAAGATTTTATTGTATACGCAGGCATTAAAAGTGGTACAATCATAATAAATCCAGATATTACATATAATCTACCATTAGACGTTGTCTTTAAATTAATCCATTCCAATATAGAGGCTCCTTTGATAAAATTTAACCCTTCACGTAAACAAGAAAATATATATCGTTTATATGCAAATAAAATTGCAACCGACGGTAGGCGTATACCGTATCTATCCAAAAGTACAATCTTTAAATTAATGAAACAAATTGCAGGAGAAAAACAAGTATCGATCTTTATTCAATCGGATGAAGATACAATGATATTAAGTTTTTTTGATACAGGACGACTTGAAATTACGGTGGATTTCAACCATGTAAAACCGTTAGACGAGATGAATACCATTATAGCGACGCATTGTAATCCAATCATTGAAATGGTGAGCAATTATTTAGAACAACGTGGTTATACTATGCGTATGTTTGAAGATGTGTATAAATCGTATGTAGGTATTGAAAACGTGCAATATAGGATTGAAACTACATTGACCAAAAAAATGCGATTAAAACCATTCATTACATGTATATCCAGTGTATTTAATGTCATGAGTGAGGATGAAAATGGTACAGTGCTTCGTTTTAAAAAAGTGGAACATTATAATGAAATGGATAGCAAAGAAGCTTACATTGTAGAATCCTTAAATGCAGGGGTAAGAGACGTTGAATTAATAAAAGGATTGATTGATAATTTCCAAATTAAAAGTGAAGAAGATGCTCGTGGATTACTTGTGGATTTTGTATCCAGACAACAAATCGTTCAAGAAGCCTTTAAAAATAAACGGTTTAAAATAAAAAATAACCCAGGATTTTTAACACGTATGAACGTTGAAAAATATACAACCCGTTTGATTACCAACGTAGACGGCATAAATCATATTGGATATTTAAACACTATACCAGAATACATCCAATCCTTGATAATCATGTCACAAGGAATACAAAATCCAGAATTAACTTCTTCCATAGATACTTTATGCAAAGAGGGTCCATCTACGATTGAATCTATAACCGAAGATTTAATAGCCCCGGTTGAAGAACCAAACTTTGTCTCTGCTATTGTATTTAATCCAACGTATGACCCTTCTACCGAACCAAAATCCAATGGTTTATTACAAATGTTATTAGGAGATAGTGACGATGAGAATACGACGGATGAAGAACACGACACTGGAGGCGTACATACTCCAGAAACGGATGATTTAATGAAAGATATCACTGGTATGAATTTATCCAATCCAAACCCATTTTCAGAGCGATCCTCTAAACGTGAACCACAATTATTTTTAACTTCAGTTGGTCCTGGTTATTCATCCTATTCGCGTAGTTGTCCGTCCAGTAATCGTCGACAACCCGTCATTTTAACACAAAGTGAAAAAGATAGAATTGATAAAGAACATCCTGGTTCTTATGAACACGTTATATCCTATCAGTCTTCTAAAGATACTCCAAAGTATTATTATATATGTCCAAGATATTGGAGTTTAAAAGACGGAGTAAGCCTGACTCAATCCGATGTGGATAGTGGAAAATATGGACGGGTTATACCTAAAAAGGCAAAAGAAATTACTGGAAATAAACACATTTATGAATTTGATAGCAGTTACCATCGTAATGAAAAAGGAGAGTACGAACATACCAATCCAGGTTTTATGAAACCTTCTAAACATCCAGATGGTAAATGTATGCCGTGTTGTTTTAAAGGATGGGATATTCCTGCACAAGTTAAACTACGACAAACCTGTGAAGGAACCGACCAACCTCCTGTAAAAGAAGTTAAAAAAAAACTTAAACTGAAAGCGATTGTACCAGAAGTTGAAAAATTTGATGAATATGTAAAAGGTCCTGAAAAGTTCCCATTGGAAAATAGTAGAATTGGTTATTTACCAGTAAAGATACAACAATTTTTACATATTGATAATAAACAATGTCAAATCAGTCAAATCAATACAAATGTAAAACCGAATACACCTTGTATCGTTCGTTTAGGCGTTGAAAAAAGTGTAAATCAGTCCTTTATTGCTGCAATTGCTTGTATTTATTCTGAGATGTTACCCAATAAACCAGTTCCAACGATACTTCAAATGAAAGTCATTTTGATGGATGCATTGGACTTGGATGTATTCATTACATTACAAAATGGAAATTTAATCACTATATTCAACGATGATAAAGAAATCAACCTTGACAGTTATAAACATACTTCCATTTATAAAAAAATAAATACACACATACCAGAAGAGTTGTCTTTGTTAAAAAAAATAATATCTTCTTATGAAAATTTTAAACGATATTTAAACGACCCTGATATTGAAATTGGTTACGAATATCTATGGGATTTAATATGTTTTAACAATGATAAATTGTTTGACAAAGGATTAAATTTGGTAATTTTAGAGACAAAGGACGATGATTTAACCGGCAATGTAGGTGTGATTTGCCCAACGAATCACTATAGCATGTCTTTTTTTGATGTGAATAAAAAAACGGTCATACTTATTAAACGTGAGAATATATATGAACCCATTGTTACATACGAAGACAAAATTAAACAATATGTAATCATTCGTAGATTTAGTATAAAATACAAAGGAATTTTACCAGAATTAAAAATATTTTTAGATACGATTAAATCGTCGTTACAAGATAAATGTACTCCTTTACCTAGCAGACCACGAGTATATAAATTTAAAAGAAACATATTGTTTCATGAAATGATACATATTTTAAAATTAAAAAAATATATTATTCATTTTCAGATATTGAATTATAATGGAAAGGTAATTGGAGTGGATATATCCAAAGGTGAATTACGAGGAATGATACCGGTATTTCCTTCAGCCATGGATTTGTCTATGAGTGAGATTCAATGGATCGACCAATACAAAGGTTATTCATATAAAGATACTTTAAAACTATTGAATTACGTGTATAAAGAAACCAAAGGACATATACCAAGTAATCCAGTTATAAAAGTCATAGACGATGACTTAATTGTTGGTATAATAACACAAACCAATCAATTTGTTCCAATTAATCCTCCGACCCAAGATATGTATGGGAAAGATTTAGAAATTATACGTGATATAGATTATTTAGTTACAGATAAAGTTGTAACGCAAGACAATACCATGGATGAAGAACGAATACGATATATGCATCGTATTCAATTAGAGACCGGTTTTTTTAATACGTTTAGAAATATGGTTCGCATGCAACTAGGTATGCCAAAACATTATAAAATTAGAAATGAAATTGAAGGGATTGTGACAGATGAAGATAAATCCTATTACACGAAATTACGTGAAATAGAAACAAAAATACATTCCATGCTAGATGCACTCGTTCAATTCATTGACATGGATGAAACCTTACTGCAAGACGTGGATACAGTCATTCATTGTAATACATTATCTAAATCCAAGTGTTCTTCACAACCCTATTGTTTAAGCAAAGAAAATTCATGTGTTTTGTTGATACCAAAACAAAATTTAATTACAGATATTGACAATTCAAAAATGTATTATGGACGCATGACGGATGAAATTGTAAGATACAGTCGTATTCGGTCCTTTTTATTTGAGCCTACCGTTTTTTTGAATTTTTCAGATGTCAAATACAATTTGAGAGAAGATGAGGTTATATTGGTACAATCTTTACTCACACAAGAATATTTTGATGATTTAATCCCACGAAATCATAATCCATACATACAAACGACTACGTACGAAATCAATGAACCACTTCAAACTGAAAGGTACAGTAATGTTATTGTGTCAACGGCTAAATCCAATCTCGTAACTTGTCCTCCACCAAAATTAATGACAATGTCAAGTAAATGGAAAAGTAAATTTCCACATGAAAGTATGGAACTAAAATTTTCAAACGATTCCAATATATGTAGTTTTGACATATTGTTGACTATACTACAAGATTATGATAAAGATGTTATATTAACTATATCGGATATACGAAGTGTTATTGCAGATGAATATTCTATTTTATTTGAAAAGTATTCAACCACCATATTGAGTATTATGAGGACACAGGGTAAATCTTTAATGGCACATCAATTGAATATTGGAAGAGTCACAATAACGGATTTGGTTGTAAGCGAACATTACTTTATTACCCCATTGGATATATGGGTGATTTCAAGACGTTTTCTTCTTCCAATCGTACTTTATACATCTACGTTGTTTAATGAAAACAAAAAAAATATACTTTTGTATAATGTATCCAAAACGAATCATTATTATTTTATTAAAGTACCCGCTATGAAACAAGGATATATTCCAGAATATAAATTATTAGTGTATAAATCAAAATCACTTATAAATGTCTCCTCTTTGACATACCTTCGTCAAGAGATAACTTTACAGCACACCTCGGAAGATTTACTAGTGGATTATTTAGAACATTATAAACCTAAACGAAAGACTATCTTGGTGATAGACCGTCCATAAATTAGATTTTTTTTTAAAACTCAATTGTATAATTCGTATCCATTCCACCCATATCGCTTGGCTTCATATGATGGGCATTCGTATGGATAGCAATCGTATCGATTGAACATGGATCATTCGGTTGTCCCAATCCTGTAAATGCTGAACGAATTTCATCTTCTGGATTGGAATGTGTTTGGACTTCTGATTGAAGTTTTGACATGGCTCCTAAATCCATTACGCATTCAAATGCACTGGTCCCAAAAAATCCTTCTTGTCCACACATTACATTGGCTGAAATGCCACGCATAATATCCAACTCACCATGTCTTGCAGCTTTTAAAAACATTTCAGGGGTTTCTTCAAACGAGGCCTTTGCGATTGGACCAATATTATCATTGTTAATCCCATGACGAAACATTGAAATCATTTTATCGTTACACGTCATTCTATCGCATAACACACTCAAATGATGGTAATTGATATAGGTATTATCAAATTCAATTACTTCTGAAATTTCATTATATATCGCAAGTCTAGCTGCTTCAACCCCTAATACCGTATATATTTCTTGAATATCATTCGTATATGTTCTTTTGTTATCAATATAATCTAGTGCCAACAAATCCATTAAATTTGTGCCAACCGTATCTAAAACCCATGTTTCTTTGCGTTCATATTTCCCATCTTCATATACTAAACTATCTGTAATTTTTCTTGGAATGATTTTAGCAATACCTTTTATGCCACGTAAAACCATATGGTCCAACAGTTGCTCTTGGAAATTTTTCAACATGTATATTTCATCCTGCTGGTCTAGGGTAGCCGTCATTTTCACCTTTTTTTTCAAAATATGATTTAAGCGTATGCGAAAGATTAAATTGTCGTCGTTGTAATCGCTAAATATACATGACACCTCATCGTTATAAGAATTTTTAATTGCGAAATGAATATCATCCATGGTTAAGTTCTTATCTAGCATGGTTTCTTTATCTAGTACGATACGAATCACCCATTTTGATTTCTGCATGGAGGATTCCTCTTCCTGTCCCATACATTCTTTTAAAATTTCTTCAAATGCATTGAATTGTTTCATAACTACATCGTCGGAAGAAAGAAGTGGATTTTCATCGTCTGGGTCAAAACAAATGGATATGGAATTTACCACTTCACGCAGTTTTGTATGTTCAATCCGGTGTAGAATACGTTGGGCGTTGCTTTGGTCGGTTTCTTCATTTGGAAGTAAATGAATGGTACACGACGGATTCTTTGGATGTTTAGACAAAGATAATATTTCTTCTATTCTTGGAACTCCTCGGGTAACATTGGACTTGGACGCTACACCTGCAAAATGAAATGTATTCAATGTCATTTGAGTCGTCGGCTCACCAATACTCTGTGCTGCAATAATCCCAACCATTTCACCTGGCGCAATAATCGCCTGTTTAAATGATAAAATAATTTGTTCCATTAAAATCATCAAGGCTTTATGATTGAACCGTTTTACCATAAGTAGAAATTTGGGTGATAAATTATAATAAAATGCAAGTTTGAATAGTTCCGTTGGTTGTACGTATTTAAATTGCAAGAGACGTTGGTAAGTTTCATCTAATAGTTGAAACGTTTCTAATGGTGTAATATCTACCATGGAGTATGCATTCAGATAGTGTTGTCCTTGAACGTTATTTATAATAGATTGAAACGCAACCGGTATATTTATACCATCCTCATCACGTCCATTGAATACATTATTCAAGACCACTTTACGAGATTGAACTACGGAATCAATGAGTTCCTTACATCTTTGATTCAATTCGTTTTTTTGTTGATTGTATCTTGTAAGTGTATCTTTGGTATAAGAAGTTGTGTATAGTTTTGAACCAAGGTCATCCCCTGGCATTTGATAGTGAATATAAATATCTTCCAATGACATTTTAACAATCGGTAATTTTTGATTTTCTACTTTCACAGTGTCAAACCCATCATCACCATATGAGAATTGAATGATTTTTTGTTTATTGTTGCGTACAGTCATGTCGTATTCCACTTTTAAATCTTCAAGTCCCTTGACAAGCCTACGTTGAATATAACCAGTTTGGCTTGTCTTTACGGCGGTATCAATCAAACCAATTCTACCACCCATTGCATGAAAGAATAATTCTTGTGGAGTAAGACCTGCAATAAAGGAATGCTCTACAAATCCTCTCGCTTGGGGAGAATCGTCGTATTTATTGTAATGGGGTAGTGTTCTGTCTTCAAAGCCATAGGGTACACGCTTACCGTCCACTTGTTGTTGACCCAAACAAGATATCATTTGTGATATATTAATTTCAGACCCTTTTGAACCTGCTTTCACCATGATGACAAATCTGTTGTCTGGTTGCAAACTTTGAAGACCAATCCTACCAGATTGACTCAAGGCTTGACCTAGAATATCATTGACCTGTGTCTCAAATTCAGTTTGATTATCCTTACCACTTTTATTTTCAAATATACCCAAATGAGTTTGGTCTATCAAAGAGCGTACTTCATTCTTTTTACTTGTAATCACATCTATAATTTGTTGATTTGTGATATCATTGGCAATTAAATCGCTTATACCAACACTATATGCGCTGGTTTTCATATATTCAGTTATAATATTTTGCAAGTCATCAATGAATTTGGAGGCACGCATATTTCCAAAATCATTACATATTCTATGCAATATACCCTTTGTTCCAGCTCCTAAAACACTTTTATCCATTTGCCCCCGAAGGTAACGTCCATTTTCAATATGTAACACATGATTGGACGTTTTGGAGTCTTCCGTGTCTTTAAACTGTTTGGTTTTATATTTCAACGACAAAGGTGGTAAGATTTGTGAAAGGATGTCAAAATTACTAACGTGCATGTCTGGTATCAGTGAAATATCCACGGTATTACACGACATTAATAAATTCATTGCATCCCGAACTGTAAATCGTATATCTTCGCGTGTAAATTGGTAGGACCCTAACAACGAGTCTTGAAAGATTCCAACAATCGTTTGATTGTTGGCTGGAGAAATAATTTGCCACGGTACTGCAGCTAAATTCACCAATTCGCTTATGGACTCAATGTCTTGAGGCATGTGCATATTCATTTCATCCCCATCAAAATCTGCATTGTAAGGTTTCGTATCGGCTACATTCATTCGGAACGTATCCCCTACTGGCATAATTATAGCAATATGACACATCATAGACATTCTATGCAGTGTAGGTTGACGATTGAATAAAATAGGGTCTCCATCTAACATGTGACGATGCACACAATCCCCATTGGCTAAATGTATAGAGTTACGGTCCATGTTTTCTAAATAAATATTTTCACCATTCTTGCGAACGAGTATTTTAGCCCCTGGATATACATTGGGTCCATTCTGCACCAATGTTGTCAAATACGATTTATTTCGCTTATTTACCTTCACCGGATAAGTTAAATTCATTGCGATTTTTTTGGGAACCCCTAACTCACGAATAGATAAATTTGGGTCAGGTGTAATCACCGAACGCGATGAATAATCTACACGCTTACCCATAAGATTTCCTCTTACCCGTCCATGTTTTCCATTAATACGGTCTTTGATAGACTTTAATGGACGTCCTGACCTTTGGGCAAATGCGGCTACGCCAGGTATGTTATTGTCTACCAAGGTTGAAATATAATATTGTAACAATGTAGTCCAATCTTGTATTATATTCCCAGAAGCATTGCTTTGCATTTTTTCTTGCAATGTTTTATTGGTTTTTATAATATTCACCATGATATGGCTTAAATCATCTTCGCTTCGTTGTTGTGCATCGTGTTTTACAGACGGACGTGTTGCAGGTGGGGGTACTGCTAATACTTGGCAAATCATCCATTCAGGACGAGACCAAATTGGATTAAATCCAAGAAATGTTACATCTTCATCCGTGATTCTTCTTAATATTTTTAAACATATCTCCGCCGTTAATACAAGTTTCATTTCTTCTTTGTTATCTTCATCTAATCCTTTGATGTTCGTCCATTCGGCAATCAACGTTGCAAATCCTTCTTTACGTATACGTTTGGGTTGTTTACACCCACATCCATCTGGCGTAGATTCACCACATCGTTCCACTTTACTTGCCACTTCAAATACATAATCCCATCTTGCGTCAGGAGACATTGTCAGTGCGGATTTATAGGTTTCTTTAGATACAAGCAATTTACTACATTTGAAACATACACATCGTAATATTTTGGTGACAACCGATAAATATTGAATGTAAAACAAAGGTCTTGCTAATTCAATGTGTCCGAAATATCCGGGGGTTTGCATATAATCCAATCCATCCGTAGGACAAATCATACCTGGTTCTAAAATACCCATCCTTGGATCAAATAATCCCCCTATAACTGGTTTATTGTTGATATAAGTATCACGGCTTGTAATTTCAGCAACGGAACCATTACGAATTTCATCTGGAGATAAAATTGAAAATTGTATTCCAATGATTTTGGATGCCTTTTTCGTTGGAATCGTTCCATTTGTACGCTGACTCATCTTACTATAATCTACACATATTATTTAGATGGTTTATTCAATTTTATCAATTAATCTCGAATAACCTATGGTGTTTGTTTAAAGAAATCCGTGTTTGGAGTTCCATCATTTATATCATCTCCATATTTGCTTAGCATTTGTGTTGCATCCTTAAACATATTATTAACTTTTGTCTCCGTATCAACCTCCCAAACTCATATATCTTGTTCGAAAGAGTATGCCTCTTTAAACATAAGGGACATATTTGCGACACTACTTACATCCCAACCACTAATGTTTTATTGAAAGCGGTTGCCCCATTAAACAAGCCGGACATATCTGTGACAGCTGAAGTATCCCAAGTTGCTATATTTTTAACTGCTGTAGTAGTATCATATTCCTCTACAATTGTTCAAGTCCATCCACATCAGATGGATCTAAAACATACCCAACTGCATGCTTAATATTTTCATCATTAGCTACGAAAATGGATTCACTTGATTCTCCGGATTCTCCCTATTCACCAGAGTCACCCGATTCACCGGATTCACCTGATACACCAGATTCACCCGATTCACCCGATTCGCCTGATACACCAGAGTCACCCGATTCACCCGATACACCAGATTCACCCGATTCACCCGAGTCACCCGAGTCACCGGAATCACCAGATTCACCCGATTCACCAGTGGTTTGATTAAAGAAATCATGATATGGAGTTCCATACTCATTTATCAATGCAGTTCCATCAGGAGCCGTTCTATAATTGATATTCATGTGTATTGCACCCTTAAACATATAGCTAAGATTTGTAGTATTATTAACCTTCCAAACTCGTATATATTGATTGAAATTGATTGCCAAGATAAACATATTTATCATATGGTCGACATTACTTACATCCCAACTACTAATGTCTTGGTTGAAGGAGGTTGCATATTGAAACATATAGGACATATTTGTGACATTACTTACGTCCCAACTACCAATGTCTTGATCGAAAGCGGATGCCCC